ATGTGGCACGTAGTATGAACAATACCAAACGTGAAAATGTTCTAAAGAATTTTCCTTTTTTACCTAAAAAAATAATAACATAATAAACATCAATACATTTCAATAAAAAATACGGATTCTTTTGCAAAGAATAAAACTTTGCTCTTTCAATAAATACAGTCGTTTTCATTTTTGGTGAACATTTAAAATGAATTAATAAAATTAAACAAGGGAAGGAAACAAAAAAGTTCCGCTCCCCGTTGTTCACCACCTGAGACAGGCTGTGGGCGCATTAACGCTCCACACGGGACGGAACTATATGTTGAGTTGAAGACATAAAAAATGCCCGCAACAAATAATCAGCGAGCCTACTCGCCTATCTCAAATGGTGAACGCTACAAAGGTGAATATTATTTTTGGATTGACAAAACAAAAGCGGAACTTTTTTAGAGTTCCGCTTAATAATTTCTTATCGAATAATTAATATCTTCTTGCCGGATCTGTATTCATATTTTTGAAGCGTTTGATATAAAAACGCTTGGGTGACTGAGATTTTAATGTAATTACAGAAGTTTCACT